AACGTATGCCAATATACGGAAATATGCACAGTTTTAAAAAATTTGTGGCTAATTTGTGGCTAAAAAAAGAGGCCTGTGGATTGGTGTGACAAGCCTCTTAACAATTATATCAAGTTATAACTTTATTGTCATGCGATGGGTCTTCCCATCTTTGGTTTTGACAATTCCTACAAAGCGGTCACCTTGGAAAGACTTCATCTGCATTGAATGGATGTTGTCTCCGAACTTCTTGTGAGCCTCTCTGTGGAGAACGACCAGACACTTCGACTGGATACGAATCTGTTCAAGAACGCTCTTACTGATTTCCATCTTCTACCTCCTTCACAGAAATTGCTGTGGTGCGGTAGGATCCGTTCTCTCCATTCCAAGTGTTCAGAACCCAGTCCACAATGAATTGCACTTGTCTGTCTTTGGTGTAATCACGATCATAGCGGATATCAAAGTAATGACTTGAATATCTCTTATCATGATTCTCGCAAGACATATAAGTACCGTTGCCGTACTGGTTCGGGTTATAGAAGAACTCGACATCGTAACCTTCGGTAACTACATCCCCGTCCTTCTCACAAACAAAATTGAGTTCATACTTCATATAATTTTACCAATCCTTTCAAAGAACTATAGAGATAACCAATCCCTTATCTCTACTTAAATTATACCACTTGGTGTCACAGATCTCTATAGCACCAGTACCCTCATCTTTTCACAAAGTCCAATAATCGGGGCACCCGTATGCAAAAAAGCCTTTATTCATCGCTCCCATAATTTCACATAATAAATTTTTCAAGTACCTTTTCACAAACTTAAAAAAGGGCAGATCTCTCCGCCCTTTATCTCAATAATTTGCTATTTTCTGGATCTCGTCCAACTTCTTCTTCAGTCTATCGACTTCGGCTTTCAGTTCTTCGATATCATCTTCCGCAGGGAGATAAATGACTCTGCCACCCACTCCTGCGATGTATCTGTCATTAGCAACTTCATACCAAATATACCCGTTAGACACCTTCTCGTTGTAGACGTTGTAGCAACCCTTTTGTGCTACACCTACAATGTTGTTCTTGTTGTCACGGATATTCTGCTCGTCCGTAAGAACTTCGATTTGGTTGCGTGTTGTATCTCTCTTTACTGGCTTAACGGTTTCGGGCGCTACAAGAACGTAAAGTGGCATACCGCCAACCTCCTGCGCTTCCTTGTACAAGTCGGATTCATGATAGAACCGATAAGGGAAATTCTTGACCATGAAGTTGCTCAATTCCTCTATGGAACTGAACGGCCTTGTATCATACTTCCCGTCATAAATCGATTTGCCATGTTCACCCGTGTACCATGAGCATCCCAGAAGCGCTTCACCTTCCTTGATTTCGATGACCGTTGCAACATGGTCGCTCCATTGGATGATGTCGCCGACTTTGATTTGGCATGAACCGTATGGCTTGTACGTCCATCCGTTTGTCAGCACTTTATGCCAGTTTCCTGCCGAAACAATCTTTGTGACTGGATAAGGCGTGTGCAGGATATAAGAAAAGGCGATTGCCATTGTCGTGCAATTCGCCAGTCCGTTTTCGATTGTTGCGTTTGGATTGTAGGAAGTATTCCAACAGTAATTGTTATACTTCCCACCATACGCAAAATCATTAAGATTGTACTTACCCATTGATATCAACCGATGCGTTGTTTACGCCCGTATCGACAATCTCCTTATCCTTGAAGTACGCCTTGGATGCGGACGTGATAACAAACGAGATGAATGTCGCAAGTGCGGTCATCGTTCCTGCAATGGCCTTAACGGTATCGTTAGGGAAGTGCCACAGTTCACCGCAAGTGATGATGAACGTAGCGCCGCCAGTCAGAATAGGTAACAGCCAGTTTTTGATAAAGTCATATGTTTTGTCCGAAATTTTCATTTGTTCTTTAACTCCTCTATCCTTTCTCTCCAAGCCTTCCGATTCTTGATTACTTCGGAATACTGTTTCATATATTTAAGATTCAGTTTGATAACATCCGATACCCAAGTAAGAGGATTATCGAGCGCAAGCAGTTCTTCACAATACTTTGCGAAGATGTAATCGGTATCTGCCAATTTCTGCTCAAGGTCGGCAATCTCCTTCTCATCGGCTTTGTGCTGATTCTCGTATTGAATCCTCTTCCACTCTGCTTCATCGAAGATTAACTTGTTCTTGCCTAACTTGTACGCTCTAATCCTTCCATCGGATAGATCGTAGTCGTCAAGATTCAGTTCGACATAATCGATTCCTCCCGTATGGGTTATGTTGATAACATACCCTCTCGAATCTACTGATACGAAATATTTCATACGAAACTCTTCTCCAAAGCATAAGCATATACATTGGAATTTCTGTTCCAAAAGTCGATGTTGTCACAGTTGCCAGTATCGTTTAAATAACACGTCAAAACACCAGTAGATGGGTTGTATGACTTGGTAAAAGTCTCCGTATTTGAACCGCTCCAATTTCCTGGATATGACCGTGAGTTATTACATATCAAGCCATATGAACGACCGCTTCCGTTCCAATGGTTGACCGTTCTAATAACGAAATTGTCTGCCGTCATATTTTGATATGTATTAGGGAATCTTGACCTTACATTGAATGTTGTTCCTAACCCTAGATATGTCAGTTTTTCGGGTTTTGATACCATCACCGCACGGACGTTCGATGAATTCGAATTATTGTAAAGGTACATACTCAAAACGCCAGTCGAAGGATTGTAAGACTTTGAAAGGCCGCCAGTAATAGATATGTATTGCGTATCGCCTTCGTAAGCAACGCTTACGCTATCCGAACCAGTTACAGTATTTGCTGACAAGAAAAAGAAATTGTCAGCAGTCAGTTGGTTGTAAAGATTCGGATAAAGATTCTGTATGTTCCACGACTTTCCCCAACCCAAAACAACCACCTTGTTGTTCTCCCATATCAGCGATTCTCCGAGCAGAACTCTTTGAATCTCCTTATCGCCGATATGAAGATTTTCCAGTTCTTTATTATTTCGGTAAATCATGGTTACGCCTCAAAAGTGTAGTAAATAGTATTGGCATCCTTTGTCGCAAGAGCATCGTAGTCATCCTCGGAAATAACAACAAAGTTATATCCGTTGATTGCCGTTCCATCCCCTCTAATAACTCTTCTGTCCTCTACATTCGTTACACCACTTGCGCCAGTAGTGATGATGTAAAGCAACAAATCTCTTGACGTTCCTGCGCCATTCAAGTTGTCACTTTGCATATTTGAAGCAGTACGTTGAACGAAACTGCCAGTCTGCCCGTTAGGCTTCGATAGATCGATATTGGCGCATAAATAAATCGTTGAATTGGCAACCAACGTGACGGCTTCCAAACTCATAACTCTAAAAAACGCACCACCGATAACACATTGTGACCCTGCATTAAACTGCACCATTAAAGAGTTGGCGCTGTACTGGATGGCGAACTCATCTCCTATACCTTGGCACACACAATCCGAGATAGCAGTTCCGTATGTGCCACCGTCCATCTTCGGAGTAATTGGATAGGTCTCGCCAGTATCGTGAAGTGTTTGAATAGCCATATTATTCCTCCTCTATTCTTTGGTAAACAAAATTCTTTGAAGTTCCATATTCATTGATTATCCGATTGGGGCAATGCTTCTTGATATCGAAGTCTTGGTGAAAAAAAATCATATCGAATGGGATATGATATTTCTTCTGCAACGAATAAATTAAACTGATTGCCCTATCTTCTGCTTTGTGGTATTTCTCATCGGAAAGCGAGGAGCAAATCTCGATTGCGATTGTATATTTGTTCCCCCAGTCTTTCCCCTTCCCAGTATGATAGACCGCCCAATCATCGGGCATTACTTGAAGGGTTTGGATGTCATCGCATAAGTAATGACATCCGTTGCTTCCCTTGTTCTCGTTCTCTAACCAGTCATGCAATTCTTGAGCGTTCTTCTCATAATTGCCCGTCTCATGGATGGTTATTCCTTGAATGTCGGCTTCCTCTCTCGGAAAGCCGTATTGACTCCATTTAGATTCTTTAATCATGCTATACCCTTCCCGATAAAGTTAGAAGTTTAGTAAGCGCCGTTCTCACCTTACCGCAAATGAAATGTGCTTGGGTGATGTTTTGGTTCGACTGCTTGCTGATTTCGTAGCCAGTCAAAACCGAATCATAGTATTCATCTCCGTAGTAGATATCCAGTTCGCCGCCCAAATTAAAATCACCAAATTCATAAATGAAATTCTTGATTATCAAATCATACTCCAATTTATGATTGAACATTTGGTTCGGGAGATTATTTGCGACCAAGTCTTCAACTGGGTCGTCACTAAATACTATCTCCGTGTTGGTGATATTAAATCTGTTGGCCGTAGTTGCAGGATTCTCGACGATACCGTTCTTCGTTGCGATGTAGGTTGTACGGTAGACGTTATTCGAATTATAGATAACAAGTTTGTTCGTTTCCTCAATCTCCGTAATTGGAAGCATATTTTGAATAGCAAACATATTGTTACCGACCTTGATTCTCTCAAACGTAGGCACTTTGATATGAACATAGTTCGTACCCGTAAAGTTGATTTCAAAGTCGAATACTATACCGTACTTCTCATAAAGAGAATAGATGAACTCCTCCATGTCTACGACCTCATATTGGTCTTGACTGCTGTCTCCATCTTCGCTGTACGTCGACGGAAGATGAACGGATGTTGCCCCGTCATAGTCTATCGTTAGACCGCCTAATCTTTGCGCTACAAGCGAATCGACATAGGATGAGCCTTTTAGTTTGCCGTCCGCATAATCCTTCAATACGACCGCTATTTCGTGTTCTAGGAAGTCTTGCGATGACGTTGAGTAAATCCAATTCCCCTTATAGAACGACTGCATCTGTGAACATCCGATGGTCAAATCTTCGATGGAATTTATAACCCCGTTGTAAAGGAACTGTCCCTTCGGGTCGTACAGCACTAAAACATCGCCTTCATTGATATTGGACGGCATCTCCAAGACTGTAATGGATGATGTCGCATTGGTCATCAAGTCTGTTCTAACCGTGAATGTATCAACTCTCAAAAATGCTTTCGGAGGGTCTTCCATGTTCAATTGGTCTTTGACGAAACATCTGTACTGATAGATACCATTCGTATCGCTCACCCTTTGGTAAATCGCTACTAAAGAGATATCGCTATCTCCTATGACGATATTCCTAGGATTCTCAATACTTCCGTCGCTCCAACGAACGAAGTTATAGTCGGGGAATGGTCTTGCCCATAAGGTTACGACATCCCCCGTCTCTCCGATTGTCGCAGACTGATAAACGCTTGAAATGTTTACTGGGTCAGTTGTGACTGTGACCCGAAACCTAAACTGCTCAAAAACGGCAACTATGTCGTAGCCGTAGTTAAACCTCGCTACAATGTTCGTTGCCATAGGTTACTCCCCTGCTATGAATGAATAGGTTGCATCGGTCGATAAGGTATCACCATTCTCGTCTTCGTATCGTAAGAAACGGTATATGCCATCGCTCGACTCGGCTACTAATGTGACTGTCTCGCCATATCTGTATTGTCCTGCGCCTTCGACCGTTCCTGCGCCTAATGGGTAGACAGTCACGGAGACTGGAATCAATCCTCTGTAAAGAATATCGCACAGTATCGGTGTTGTTGTCGGCGTACTTGTATTTGTTGGCAATAACTCTTCCGTACCACCAACATCAATATTGAAAGTTAAATCAAGTTCGGGTGATATGGCAGTTTCTGTTGGTGTTGCCAGTTCATAGTAGAGATAGACACCACTCATAGCAGTCTTAAATGATTCGGCCGTATTGTAAGTCGTATTCTTGATTCTTATTTCAGTATTGTTGAATCCATAAGACATATCAGGCATACTTGCCCAACCACTTGCCCCTTTATATGCATACATATCGCTTACAACATTTGGGTTTACAGTGGATGAAGACATTCCTTGAACAATATCATTTATTGTTGATAGGAAGAAGCCCTGTGTAGAATATACCCATGTCAAACTACCCAAATCCACCGCACCTACTCTTGTTATCGCCTTACTCTCTGTTAATTCATCATATACACTTCCTGCACTCTTCATACCACTTGGAAAGTATGTTGATATAGGTAAGGATAAGGTAGATGAGGTGTAAGGCTCAAAAGTATCATCGGAAACAGTTGCAAACCTAATCATTGGATAG